CTATTAATATAGGTGGAGGAGCGGGAGGTGGCGGTGGAGGATTCGTCGAAGGTACAAACACCTTTAATGCTGGTAGTAGTTATAGTGTAGTTATCGGAGCCGGCGGAGTAGGCGGCGTTGCTTGCTGCGGTTTAACTTATGTTCCACCTATTATGGCTACTTCTGGGTCATATACTTGTATTGAAGGAATAATATCTCCTGCCAACAGTGAACCTATGTGTGCTTATGGGGGTGGACATGGCGGGAATAGAACAGGAACTCTTTCTGGGTCTCCGGCTCAACCCACATCTAATAGAGTATATTGCTGTGACGGGCAACCTGGTGCATCAGGTGGAGGAGCTGCTCCAGATAGAGAAAAATTTCCTAATACAGTTGGTAATGCTGGAGTAGGAGGAGTAGGTGGCCCAGGCGCCTCATGCCAAGGATATCCTGGAGGGAATGCTTGTGCTTCTTCAAACTCAGCCGGAGGTGGCGGTGGCGCCGGAGGGCCAGGATGTACTCGTCCTGCAACTAATCCTGATGCAACCAATTGTGGCGCTAAAGGTGGACCTGGTAGACTTTGGGCGCCTAATGGTCAATATTATGGGGGAGGAGGGGCAGGTGGTACAGATAATTATCCACAACTTTCAAATGGGGGTATAGGTGGCGGTGGGCAATCCGGATATACTTGCTGTAATCTATTGAGAGCCGCTGGAAGTGGATCAATTAATTCCGGCGGTGGAGGCGGTGGTATGTTCTCAAGTTTCGGTACTACGCCTTCCTGCCAAGTTAATTTAAATCAACCATCGGGTGCAGGCGGATCAGGTGTTGCTATTTTCGTTTATGCTGGTCCTCAAACTGCAACAGGTGGCACAGTTACGTCTAATGGTACCCACACTTTCCATACATTTACAAGCAGTGGATCTTTTGCTATTCCTAGCGCTACTTATGGTTACGGAGTTACTGCCAATACAACTTCCATTAATGAAGGTCAGACTGTAAGATATCACGTATATTCAAATAATCTTTCAACCACTACATTATATTATTCATTAACAGGTGTTATTGCTGAGGATATTACCGGTGGTAATTTATCTGGTTCTTTTAGTTTAGTTAGTGGTAATGCCAACGTCGAAGTAAATCTAGCAGCCGATGCAAATACAGATGGCACAGATAATCTAATATTTACTTTAAGAGATACTAGTATCAGTGGTAACATTTTAGCAAATGCTAATGTTGTTATTGTTAGTGATACGTCGCTAACCCCTCCTCCAATACCCACATATTCTATTAGTATAGATGGTCCTTTCCTAGATGAAGGGCAAGCTACTGTATTTAGTGTTACTACTACAAATGTTAATACTGGTACAACATTATATTGGACTAATGCTGGTAATACAAATGCAAGTGATTTTGTAGAGAATGTAAACTCAGGTTCTTTCGTTATCAATAATAATGCTGGCAATGTTACATTAACATTAGCATCAGATTTAACAACAGAAGGTCCTGAAACTATTATCTTCCAATTAAGAACAGATTCTACATCTGGTAATATAGTTGCAACAGCTAATACAATTAATGCACAAGATACTAGCACAACCCCCCCACCAATAGTAGAATATCTAATTGTTGCTGGAGGTGGTGGCGGTGGAGCAAGAGCATATAGCACTGTCTCTGGAACTTCCTTTGGTGGCGGTGGCGGTGGAGCAGGCGGATTAATTAATGGAAGCTCTGGTTCACCATTGGCGGCTGCTACCACATATACAATTATTGTTGGTAGTGGCGGGGCTGGAGCGCAATTTTTAGGAGTCAATAATGCTGGTACAACTTACGCTGCATCAGGTAGCCCATCCTGCTTTGGTGCTTTTGGTACAGCAGTAGGTGGAGGTGGCGGAGGTTCTAATTGCGGTGAAGGTACACCTGGTTGTAAAACTTGTTCAGCAGGCGATTCAGGTGGTTCCGGTGGCGGAGGTGGTAGATCGGGCACTGCAGAAAATTGGGGACCTGGGGGAAGTGGTACGCCTGGTCAAGGTAATCCTGGTGGAAATTGGGGTATTTCTGGGTGTGCAAATAACTCTGGTGGCGCAGGTGGTGGTGGCGCAGGTGCCCCGGGTGATTCTGGTTTAGCTTCTGCTTGCGGTAAGCCTGGAGGTATAGGCGTTCTGTGGGGTGGTACATACTACGCAGGTGGAGGCGGCGGCGGCGGGCAGCTAGGTGCCGGTTCAGGTGGTTCGGGAGGTGGAGGTCCAGGTGCAAGTGGTCTATTAGGGGCTACAGCAACACCTGGCAGCGATAATACTGGTGGAGGTGGTGGCGGAGCAGGTTCTGGTTGTAATACTTCTTCTCCATTCCATTGTCTACCTGCTGGATCGGGTGGTTCTGGTATAGTAATTATTAAATATGCTGGTGCGCAGGCTGCTACCGGGGGAACAGTAGTGTCGGGTGGAGGTTATACTTGTCATGTATTTACATCATCTGGATCATTTATTACAAATTAACTGGAGGTTTGCATGACTGAAGATTTTGATTTTTATTTTACAGAAGAGCAATTACAACATTTAATACCTAGAGCAAAAAATATATCAGAATGGTATTCTAGTCTTTATGAGATTCTTCCTCAGTATGATATATATGATGTTGCCCGTGTTGCTGCCTTTATTGCCCAGTGTGCTCATGAATCTGGTGGATTTACAGCATTACAAGAAAATTTAAATTATTCTGCAGATGGATTAAGAAAAATTTTCCCCAAATATTTTCCAACTGCTGAAATTGCACAACAATACCATAGACAACCTGAGAAAATAGCAAATAGAGTTTATGCTAATAGAATGGGGAACGGCACTGAGCAAAGCGGAGAAGGTTGGAGATACAGAGGTAGAGGGCTAATTCAACTTACAGGTAAATCTAATTATACCAGATGTTCTCAAGCACTATTTGAAGATAATACATTATTAGAAAATCCAGATGCTCTAAGTCAACCCTATTATGCTATTCATTCCGCTTGTTGGTTTTGGACATCCAATAGATTAAATGAATTGGCAGACTTACAAGATATTAAAATGATGACCAAAAAGATAAATGGTGGATTCATAGGTTTAGAAGATAGAATTAAACATTATAATCACGCAATAGAAATACTACAATCATAATTTATGAATTTTAATCATGTAAAATTACCTGACATTGATCTTAAACAAATCACAGAAGAATCAGGAAAACGTTTTTATGTTACGCCGGAGGGAAACAGATATCCCTCCGTGACTACCATGCTATCTCACTTTAGCAAAAAAGCTATAATGGAATGGCGAAATAAGATAGGGCATGAACAGGCAGATAAAATATCTAGAGCTGCTAGCAATAGAGGCACTAAACTACATAAAATAGTAGAAAAGTATTTGGCAAATGAGGATATGGATATAGATAATCATATGCAATTGGAGTTGTTCAAATCTTTAATTCCATATCTAAATAACATAGATAAAATTCATTTACAAGAAAAATACCTATACTCTAATCATTTAAGATTAGCAGGAACAGTAGATTGTATTGCCGAATATAAAGGTAAGTTGAATGTTATTGATTTCAAAACTTCTTCAAAACAAAAACAAGAAGATTGGATAGAAAATTATTTTGTCCAAGCTACAGCATATGCTATTATGTTTGAAGAACGATATAGAATACCAGTTCCAAGAGTTACTATTATGATTGCTGTCGAAAATGATTATCCTCAGATATTCACAAAAAAACGAGATGATTACGCAGGTAAGTTATTAAAACTTAGAGACGAATACGAATGGTCAACTAAAGGCTAGACAACCTAGCCTTTATCAATTATAATATATTATGCGACGTTACCCTCCCCTAGAAACTTATAAACTTAAAAGGAAAAAGCAAATGCTAACTGTTGGTGATAAACTTGAACCGTTTCAAATCGTTGGTGTAAAGCCCGGTGCTCTTACACCCGAAGGTGCCTTTGAGGACCTGACGGAAAAATCTTTCCCTGGTAAGTGGAAAGTTATTATGTTTTATCCAAAGGATTTTACTTTCGTATGCCCAACTGAAATTGTTGCATATGATAAACTAAATAATGATTTCAAAGATCGTGATGCTGTTTTACTTATGGGTAGTACAGATAATGAATTCTGTAAACTTGCTTGGCGTAATCATCACGAAGACCTTAAGAAAACCAATTCATGGATGTTTGCTGATCTAATTAAACAGTCTCAAGATTATAATAACGATCGTTATGTTGAAAATGGTCTTGCTGCTCAATTAGGTGTTCTTGACCGAGTAAATGGTGTGGCTTTACGAGCAACATTTATTGTAGATCCTAATAACGTTATTCAACATGTAACCGTTAATAATCTTGACGTTGGTCGTAGTCCAGAAGAAACTCTTCGTATTCTTGATGCACTTCAGACCGGTGAACTTTGTCCATGTAATCGTGCAGTGGGCGGAGAGACCCTGTAATGTTTGAATACACATCAATCTTGGATGTTTATGAAATCAAGCTCTATATACTTTGCCTTAGTATTGTTGTGGCCATATGGCTAGGCAATAAGTTTTATGATAATAGGAATAAGAAATAATGCTTGAACTCATATGGGCACTTGGTGCCATTATCTTAATTGATGTAGTATTGGGCGGCGAGAACGCTATTGTGATTGCCATGGCTAGTCGTCGCCTGCCACCAGACCTGCGTAAGCGAGCCATGTTATGGGGCACGGTTGGTGCAGTGGCGGTCAGGTTCGCCTGTGTTGCTGCACTGACTTATTTGCTAATGATCCCTGGCTTGAGATTAATCGGCGGGTTAGCCTTGTTGTATATTGCCTGGCAACTTGTAAAGGACAACGGCGACCAAGAACATGAAGTTGCTGCTGCTAGTACATTCTGGGGAGCCATGGCCACAATTGTCTGGGCTGATGCTGTCATGGGTCTAGATAATGCTCTTGCGATTGCTGGAGCAGCAGGCGGTAATTGGTGGCTGATTATATTTGGGCTATTAGTTTCTGTACCTATCATCTTGTTTGGTAGTACCGTAGTAGCCAGGATCATGGAACGCTGGCCTAAAACAATTTGGGTAGGCGCTGCTGTTTTAGTTGCAGTTGCTGGCCAAATGATTTATGAAGAACCGTTATTAAAGGAATATATTAATGAGTTGGGTTGATCAATTAAAAGAAACTATTCCGGATTATGCTAAAGATACTAGACTCAATTTTGACGCAGTAATTAAACGTAGTAGTCTTCCTGTAGAAGAAGCAGAAGCGGTGGCATTGTCTGCAGCTTTTGCTACCGGTAATAGTAAGTTTTGGACATGGGTACATAGTCAAATTCAAGATCGCAAAGAAGCAGATGCTGCTCTTACTGCTGCTAGTCTAATGGCTATGAACAATGTCTGGTATCCGTATGTGGAAATGGCTGATGATGAAAATCTCAAAGGTCTTCCAGCACAGTTACGAATGAATGCTATTGCTAGTCATGGAGGTACAACCAAAGCTCGGTTTGAAGCATATAGTTTAGCTGCTAGTATTGTTGGTAAGTGTCATTTCTGCGTCAAAGCTCACTATGAGACTTTGAAGAAAGAAGGTTATACTACAGAACAGTTACGGGACATTGGACGTATTGCATCAGTAATTACTGCAGTATCTAGAGTTTTAAATAACTAATATATAATCATATAGTTGTATGAAGCAAGCAGAAAAGTGTTTCGGACGCGGGTTCGACTCCCGCCTGGTCCACCAGAAGTATATTGCACTTCACTGATAAGGAAGACTGGTCGGCTGTATTCAACTGGCTAGTGCAGTATACTTCTGATGGGCCAGACATGGTTTCGACGGGGCAAATAGTAAGTAAGTGGACAACTCGGCAATGCTAAAGTCGTAGGGTTAGGACTACCTGGCCGAAGAAGCAAATTAAATAGACGCAAACGACGACTATTTTTATCAGGACCTTAAGCTAGCCGCTTAAACCTGAAGGGGTTTTGGCAGTTCTTCCTTTTTACCCAAAGAACTGCCTCTATAAGGATCATTATGTCAGCATACCATTTGAAAAATTATGTAAGTGTCGATTTATTACATATTATAAATACATATTTCTATACTAAAGCTACAATGGCAAAGCATTATCCAGCTATTGCTAGATTACGACAAACTTCTATTTCAAAAGATAATGATGTAGCCGATAGTATTTCATTTTATGCTGATGGATTAACAGAATCTTTAATGATATATTTCTTACCTTTAATGGAGGAAAAATACAAAGTTAAGTTATACCCAACCTATAGCTACTTTAGAATTTATTCTAAAAATTCTTTCTTGATACCTCATTTGGACAGGCCTCAATGTGAGTATTCTATATCTATGCCTGTTGGTTTTTCTAATGAATGTCTACATTCTGATATTTGGATATGTAACCAACAAATAGATTCCAAAAAACATACCTTTCATTCATTTAATGATGTAGAATTTAAAAATTCTATCGAATCTAATGCTACTATGTATAGACAAGAATTCGGAGATCTGTTATTATATGAGGGTACCAAATATTTTCATTGGCGGTATCCTATAGAAAATGAAATGTTGGCACAGGCATTTTTACATTATTCTACTAATAAAGAAGATTATTTAGATAAAAGAAAAGATATAGGTATGCCAGTATCAGATAATAACGAAGTAATAGTTTATTGTAATTAGAGTTCTCGATCTCTAAAATCGTATTCACACACAAGGAGATTTAATGAAAAAGACTATTCTATCATTAGTATTAGCTACTGCTGCAGTTACATCACATGCTGCAAATTTTGTAAGTTTCGATGTAGATCAGGTTACTGATACTCGTACTAAAGCAGGTAGCACTGCTCAGTATTTTCGTGCTGGAAAGGATATGATGGGTTTAAATTTAGGTGTTCAAGTCCGTACAGCAGTTTTCGATAAAGGCGGAATGTTAAACAGTATTGAAACAACTGCAGGTAAAGACCTTATTAAAGGTTTGAATGTATTTGGTGGCGTAGGTTATGACAATGGATTTAACGGTAAAGTCAATGGTGATTTTACTTATGGATTAGTTGGTCTTAGCACTGGCGCACCAGTAGGACCAGCTTGGGCATTCGGTGGAGTCAAAACACGAGTAAATTGGGACGATAAAAATCCTAAGCAAACTGTAGCTTTTGCAGGTGTTAGTATGCCTGTAACTAAAGCTATTAGTGTTAGTGCTAGTGTTAGCCGTTCTATGCAAGATATCGAGGAAAAGGCCTACGGTGTAGGTGTTCGTCTATCTTATTAAAAACAAAGGTTTTGGCGAAACCTTAAAAATCGCCTTTTACACACAAACACAAGGAGAAGTAAAATGAGTAATATGTCACCTTTTGAAATTAGACTTGAGCTACTTAAAATGGCTCAAAATATGCTTGAACAAGATTATTTTGGTAAACGTGAATCTATAAGTAACGATTGGCAGGTCAAGGTAGAAAATGCTAGACATGCTGGTCAAAATCCCCCAGAACACCCTGGATTCCCAGCATACCCAACTGAGGCAGATATTATTGCCAAAGCACAAACGCTTAATGGGTTTGTATCACAAAATACCACAATACAAGAAAAAACTTCTAAGAAGTAATCTTATGAGGGCTTAGGCCCTCTCATAGGAGAACAAATGGAAAAGCTAGTGAAATATTTTTTAGTATGCCTAGCTGCGGTTTTAGTCGGTAATATACTAATTAAAATTATCGATCATAAATTTAATTCATTAAAACAAGAGTCGTCCAAGCCTACGGTATTTAGTAATTTAACTCTTGAAAAGCGAGAACAACAACTTGAGTGTTTAGCTAGGAACATTTATTTCGAGGCTGCTAAAGAACCTTTTGAAGGAAAAGTAGCAGTTGCACAAGTAACTATAAACAGAGCAGAATCTAATATTTTTCCTTCTGATATTTGTAAAGTGATATATCAAAAGAATGTTTTTATGGAAAAAGTCGTATGCCAATTTAGTTGGTATTGCGAAACAGGAAGTAGGTTTAAACCTATGCACCCTGAGGCTTACAATGAATGTATGGCAGTGGCAAAGAAGGTTTTATTGGAGGGATTTAGATTAGAAATATTGAAAGAAGCTATGTATTATCATGCAACTTATGTTTCACCTGGTTGGAAAAAAGAGAAAGTAGCAAAAATAGGCAATCACATTTTCTACAAGTAAACTAAATGAAAATTACAGATAAACTCAAAGCATCTAAAATTACTGTCCCAACTATAGATTTAAATAGTATAACTGAATTTTGTAAAACTAAATTAACTGCTGCTACGGCTGAGACTATTTCTTGGATAGCTGTTATAATTATACATGCAGCAACAATACCTACTATGTTAGCAGTCATGTCCGGGCTTACTGAAAAGATGCCGTCTATAGATTTAGTATTATTTACTTGGGCAGGTCTAGCTATGCTGTTCGTTAAGGCAACAATAATTAAAGATATGTTAAATATTGTTACTATAGGTTTTGGTTTTATTATTCACGCAACTATTATGGCATTGATATTATTTAAATGAGTACTTTAAAAGAATTGACTAAAGAAAGGCATATGATTGCAGAATCACAGCCTTTTATCAAAAGCATTTTTGATAATAACGTAGATAAGGAAAAATATACAGACTATTTGTATCAATTATATCATGTATATTATCAATTAGAGAAATCAGGTGAAAAACTATTTAAAGGCATAGAAGATATGATGCGACATATGCCTGTTCTTAAAGATTTCATAGAATTAGTTGGTGCTAGAAATTATAAAAATATTATTAATCCTTCTACTAAAAAATATTTAGATTATATAGTTAGTATATCGGATAATGATAAAAAATTACTTGCACACATCTATGTTAGACACATGGGTGATTTGTTTGGAGGACAGCAACTTAAGAAGTTAGTTCCAGGTGCGGGTAGAATGTATGAATTTAGTAACGTACCAGGATTGATTGTTGAAATGCGAAGAAGATGTGGGCCAGAATTAGCAGATGAGGCAAATGTGGCATTTGATTTTAATATAGATATTATTAAGGATTTTAATTGAATTACAATATTTGGGATATAGCTGAGGAAGTACAAAAAAATACTTTATTAGTTTTGAATAGTGTATGTACTCCCAAAGATGATAAATTTTTTATTGATCATTCTAAGTACGATTTTGACTGGAAAAATTATGTATTTGAGTCTGATAAAATTAGACGAGCGCATGTCGAAATAGTAGATGCTAGAGCTACTAGGAAAATTTGGGTCATGCACTTTTGTATTTTTCCTCATTACAATGATCCAGCACCAATTTTTGGGTTTGACATTGTAGCAGGACAGAATAAAATTACAGGACTGTTTCATGACTTTTCAAAAGTAATTGATAATCATAGTTTAAGTGATTACTTTGATGCCCAGTCTGCTTCTTTAAAACTATCAAAACCAAGAAGTTTGCCTGATTGGTGTAAACCGATCTTTTCGGATAGTATGATAGCAGCAGGTAATGTAGGAGTAGAAGAATTTAAAAATATCAACGTAATTTATTTCCAAAATCTTTTCACGTATCTATCTTCAGTTGGATTAGACCGTAGTAAGATTTTTAATTTTGTCGATGAGCATAATAGGTATTGTCATTATCAAAAACAAAATGATAAAACCCCAGCTATGATGCACTCCTTAGGAATAGATAAGGAGTTATTTAAAAATTTTATGGACGTAGTACTTTTTCCGGAAAAAAAGAATGGATAACATACAAGAAATTAATGATTCAATTTTAATTACTAAAAAATTTAGATCACCTAACGAATTTTCGCTTTACATAGAAGAAGTAGTACAGAAAAATAGAATAGGATATATGGAAGCAGTAATTCAGTATTGTACAGAAATAGATATTGATATTGAAGCAATTTCTAAATTAGTAAATAAGTCTTTAAAAGACAAAATTCAAATTGAAGCAGAAGAACAAAATTATTTGAGAAGGACAGCTAAGTTACCTATATGATAATGGAAGCATTTGAAGTATACAAATATTACATGGCTTTGAAGTTACATTTTACTACAGACAAATATGATGTTATAGAACAAAAGGGAAGAGTAAGAGCTTCAAGGCAAGCATTTGCTAAAAGAAAAGATTTATTTGCTATCAATAAGGTAGCCAAAACGTATTCAGACAAGGAAGTGGTAAATTTTTTAGTTGCCAATTTTGTGTCTGGCGATAGATGGGGTGGTGTATTTGATATTGGAGCGAAAGAAACTTATCAACTTTGGAAAAAAAGAACAGAAGGGCTTTTATATAATTTTACAAAGGATTTGAATACACTCGAATATGAATTAGAACAGGCAAATATAGAAAAAGATAAACTTTTTGATTGCTCTAAAGGCGAACATCCATATATAATAAAAGCATACCTTAGAAAAAGTATTAGTATTGAAACACTAGTAATATTAGAAAAGTTGTATAATATATGTAATAAATTTGATACAGAAATTGATGATACCATTATATGGCCTGATATATCTAGACTTATTAAGAAATATAAACCGTTTCTTGTAATAGAAAAGGAAAAATATGAAGGAATTTTCAGAGAAAGATTTAGATCTGACTGAAGAGAAGATTAAAAATATTGAAAATCAATTATCAATACTAATAAATAACTTCGATCAACTAGCCGAATCTTTAAAAGATACACAAAGGTATTTAGTTAAACTAGCGCACAATCAAATGGATATGACCAAACGAGTGAGTCAATGGCCTTTTTTGGTTGTGCATGACAATAACGAGGAGTAGTTAGTTTTATAAAATGAGTAAGACAAAAAGTTACAATGATTCTTTTGATAATGAATTTAAGATTCATAAAATAAAAAAGAATAAATCTAAGCTTGACAAGCATAAGAAAATAATATATAATATTGCATCGACTAAAAAAGTTGATGTAGAAGTAGAAGATGATTTTGAGGAGTTGTATGATTATGCTTATACAAACGGAAAAATCAAACGACGTTAATACAATTTTATACTACGCATATACGGAGAAACACAATGGCATTCACTTCACTTGCTGATCTACGCAAATCTCGAGGCGGTTTCGATACTCTAATGAAAGAGGTCGAAAAGATCGCTAATCCCCAAGCAGAATCTAAAACAGACGATCGTTTCTGGCTCT